ATAGGGGGATACCCCCCTTAATACAATCTAACAGATACCGTTTCTTATTGTAACTGAAGTAAATCAATTAGTATCAATACCACACCACTTCTTTTATATGAACATGTTATCATGTCGGCATCTAAAAAGAAATGAGGTAACAAGATGACAACACAACAACAAGAAGAGATCCAACAAGTGTTTATCAACAGACAACTTGACACTACTAACAAACAAGGTGTTTGGGACATGATTATTAAGTTAATGGCTTATAACAACTATAGTGCATCATCAATGGAAGTAATGATGCTACGTGATATTATTATCTACAACAACAAATAAGGACGGATACAATGAACACACAACAAGAAACACTAAAGAGCTTTAACAATAAGCTTTTAACAAACGCTAGTACAATAAAAGCTACTCGTATTGATACAGAGGTAACAACTAAAGAGGTTGTTAAATACTTACTTAACGGTATTAATGATGAATCAGTTATCGGAACTACTAAAAAGGATAAGATTAATTTTATCCTTAAAATGGAGCTTGAAGGGATGAAGAGTAAGGAATTCTCTAATCAGTTTAAATTAGCTATCAAAGTAGCTCGTTTAAAGCTTATTGACGATTGTAAAATCCGTGAAGATTTATTATCTAATGGACAATTAACAACATTGATAAATGAATTCTCAATCGAAACAATCAATGATTTATTTTCTAAATCGACTATTGACACTTATGTCGAAACAATCAAAAATCATTTTAAAGAAAATCGTATTTCAATAACTTCACAAAAAGTTAAAGGCGATAAAATAAAAAAAGCTAGAAAATAACATTACTACCTTTTAGTAGTAATTGATTAATCAATAGGCTATAAACTGCCTATTTTTTAATCACTAAATCATATAATAATTAAGCATCTATTTATAGGTGTTTAATGTTCTATGAATGATTAATGATAACTAGATTTTAGAGTATCGCCTATAATCGCTTGTTAATGCAATAAGCACCTATATTATGAGCCTTATAATAATTCCTACATTATGTAATAAATTCTGATTATTGCAATTAGAACTACATATACATTAATAAATAATAGTGTTTTTTGAAATGATTTTATAAAAGTATATTTGAGCTTAATAACTCCACTAAAAACGATTGTTTATATAATCGGATTGTATCGTTTCGTACGACAATTAAACATGGTAAAAAGAGGGTGAAATGAAATTATAAATGTTCGTATGTTAATAAATCTTGTTTGTGATTAATACAATAAAAGTATTCCTATAATGTAGTTTGTATAGGGTGTAACAAATAAGTCGGTGCGCTAATAAATGCGCTTAATATCCGTATGTATAGAATAGTACGCTATACGATAGTAAACTACACTTTATAATTAATGGAGTTATTAATTTACGGGTTAAGTTAATAATTCCACAGATTATAAATGGAGGTTCTATTATGGAACTACAATCAGAAATGGCAGGATTTTTAATCCATAGTTGCATATTTGCTTATGCGTTATTGATGGCAGGGTATATTCTGACCGTAAAAATTAAGGGGTAAATTATGGGAAGTAACAAATTATTGGAGCAATTTCAAAATATGAGTAAATTACCATTATTTGAAATTAATTGGAAAGATTACGACAGTAGGGGCGAAGATGATTATGAGGTGTTTAATATCCAAGCTGATGAACATGGCATTTATGTAATTGTAGATGGTGGAATAGTTGTAATTGAGTGGGATGATACATTTTCCCTAGATGAACATTTACAGGAGCTATACAACAAAATTATTGAGATGGGGCTATAAGATGCGTAAAATATCAGAAGATATGGCTAGATCATTTTGGGATTTTAAGCCTATGAAACGGGATAATACAGAAGTATTCCATAATAGAGATGGTGAAATATGTATGAAGTTGTGGGATACCACAGTAGCTAGAATAAGCCTAGATGGCTTTCTGGTCATTAATAATGGCGGTTATCTAACAACAACCACGAAGAGTAGAATTAATGCAGTATTGGAGTTATTGGGTTATCACATTAGACAGAAAAAAGGTATCTGGTATTTATATAATAGCCAGAATGAAGAGACGCAAAAATTTGAAAATGGAATGAGGATTAGAATATGAAATGGTTTTTGCTTAGATTAGAGGTAAGGTTTGGAAAACTAGCAGATAGGTTGTTTTGATGATTAGAAAATCAGAAATATTAAGCAATAGATTTGCTTATGAGGTAAATGAGGAAATATTAGTGAATGCTAATGAGATATGTGAGCTAATTATCAGTGAAGAGAAATTAGCTCGTAAAGTTGCTTATTTAGAGAATAAGCTGGAAATAATGGGATTGCTTGCAGAATTGAAAGAAGATGCTTGTAAGTACCGTAAAATTGATTTAAAGGCATAGTTATGAACAAGTGGCTAATTGGGATAATAGGGGTAATGTGTTTTTTATTAATATTGGTAATTGATACTGAGGAAAACAAAATTAGTGAGCTAGAATTTGAGCTTAATAAGACAAAATCAGAGCTATACAACGTGAACCAAAGTGTAGCTGAGGGTTTATGTTTACCGAGACTTGATACTGTCAAGAATCCATTTAACTAAGGGGGTAAGTTATGAGTAAGAAGATCAAGAATAGCATGGTAGAACTATGCGAAGAGTTCGGCATAAACTATGTAATTACTGATAAGTATATTTCAGTAATGAATGCATGGGGAGAAACTGCTTTGTTTACTAATGCTGATGATTTAGCAGAGTGGATTAATTACTAACCAAAATAATAGGAGATGATAAAATGAGTACACAAAATGATTTACTAGGGCAAGCACTTAAGCCTATGATTACAGAGATAATTGGTGAGCATATAAATGCTTTAGGGATAGAAGAAAAGATAAACGAAGCTATAGGTGGAATTGCTCAAAATACCACTAAATTACTATCAGTGTCTTATAACGGAAGCGAACCCGTTGATGTTGGGGTAGTGCATAAGCAATTTGAGTTGATTACTAAGATTGTGGCTAGTGGAGCTAATTTAATGCTTAGTGGACAAGCTGGTAATTCAAAGAGCCATACGCTACAGCAAGTAGCTAAAGGGTTAGGAATTCCATTCCATAGTCAATCTGTATCTATGCAAACAACCAAAACAGACTTGATTGGCTTTGTAGATGCTAATGGGGTATATAGATATAACGGCTTTATTCATGCTTTCAGAGATGGCGGATTATTCAACCTTGATGAAATTGATGCTGGTAATCCTAATGTATTGGTAGTTCTTAATTCAGCAATTAGTAATGGATTTATAGAAACTCCTGATGGCAATATGCTAACAAAGCATGATAATTTCCGTATGGCTTGTACAGCTAATACAGTTGGAACAGGGGCTAATACTAAGTATGTAGGGCGTAATAAGTTAGATGCTGCAACATTAGATAGATTTGCATTAGTACACTTTGAGCTAGATGAAGAGCTAGAGGAGAAGCTATGTGGAGATAAAGCACTAGCAAGTGGATTCAGAGCCATGAGAGCTGTTGCAGATGCTAAGTTTGAAGATATTATGATAACTATGCGTTCTTGTATTGGTACTGCTAAGCTTATGAAAGCTGGGATAGATGTTTATGAGGCATTGAAGATTCACTGTTTCAAGGGTATTGATGAGGATGCTAGAAACGCACTACTTAAACAATTCAAAGCTAACTATAAAACATCATCATTTACAGCAGATAAAGCGTTCACTACTACAGCCCCTAAGATTGAGCATAGTGGCAAAGAATGTGTAATTTGTGGCAAAGGTCATATGATTGAGAAGGAAGGCAAGTACGGTAAGTTTATGGGATGTACCAACTTTCCTGAATGTATCCATACTGAGAAGGTTGTTGTGGCTAATACTACAGTAGATAGTGACCCATTTGATTTAGACTAGGAGCATAGTATGAAAATAAAACATGATACTAACCAAGAAATACATATTGAGTTCAATAGCGTATATGATATTCAACAGTTCTTGATAGAGAATGAGAATGTTAAAACTAAAAGAAAAGACTCTAAAAGGAAAGTTGATGATGATGACGATATTTCTTTTACTGGAACACATACCTATGAAGACTTTATGGATATTGTAGAAAATGGAAGTAATGAAATAATCAGTAAGATTAAATTAGCTTCACATAAATACGCCGATACCTTAGATGATAAATATGAAACTACTAAAGATTACAAGTTTGATGTATATGGTCAATTCTTTGATGTAGGATTAGTATTGAGTGGAGAGCCTGAAGCGTGGGTTAATCCGATAGATGATGATGTCAAGAAGCAGATACAAATTAGTGTTAATGCCTCTTATCTCTCAGACGTTAAACATGAAGATGTAATCAATAATGCTAGTCGTATTATTGGAATGATATTAACTCTTGAAAAGATGGGTATTGAAACCAAGCTATTACTTAACTTTAGAAGTAATGATATGTACAACAAGAACAGCAGAAAGATATTCATGGTTAGTCTTATAGCTAAAGAATATGAGCAAGGTATTGATTACAAAAAACTATCTTGTTTACTTCATACGTCAATGTTTAGACGTGGAGTATTTAGAATGAGAGAAGTTATAGTTGGCGATGATATGCAATCTTATGGAACGACTAAACCTCTTTCAGAAGATACTTTAATAGATAAAAGTAGTTCAGTAGATGAGCTAGAATATAAATTATTTAGGAGTTCAAAATGATATTACTATCAGATAACACAAAAAAGTGTGAAAAAGGTTTCTACTACGTAGTTAAAGCAAAAGGCAATTGTTATTACACAGTCATGCAACATGGACAAAGAACGTGGGTAGCTAATTGTATTACTCACAATGAAATGGATGCTCAATACTTTGTAGGCAATAGCTATGCTGTTATTGCTCAGCTAAAAGAGTATGCAGGAAGTGAGTTCAAAATATATCGCTCAAGACAATTAACAGACTTTAGAAAGGGAGTAATGGCAGTTTTAGTGGGAATAGAGCCTGACAGAGAAGTGACAGCAATTAATACAGCAACATCAATACATATAGAGGTAGTAAAATGAAAGGAATAAGAGGAATTTGTATATCAACCAAAGATTATACAATCAAAGAAGTGTGGATTAAAGACTACAAGGACTATTACAAGTATCTTGAATGTGATACATTTGACGCAGTAACCAATGCTGTAGGCGATATTAGTGCCTTTATAGATGATGAGGGATTATTGAAGAGTGGCAATCTAGTTGTAGATATAAGCCCATTTGCTTTTCCTCAACCATATGCAGGAAGCATAGTGCTAGTAGGTGGTGTAGATGATGAAGGTGAAACTTTACCATTACCTGATTATGTAACCACAGACATGGTGGAAGAATTTGCTAAAATAGTTGGAGAGACAAGATGAGACAGTGGAAAGAATTGTACGGAGCCGATGCTGATGGCAATCGTGGACAATGGATGACAGTGTTTGAATTAGAACCTAGTGATGAATTCAGTATCATTGAACAGATACTAGATGCTTATCCTGATGCTGATGATAGACCTAGTAGCATGACCATTGAAATAGATGGAATTGAATTTGAAATTGATATTGAGGAATACTTATGAAAACAAAAAGAGTACAGATGGTATTTACAGACCATGCTATCGAAAGAGCATTAGAACGGCTTAGAGGCTCTAAAGTAGTTAACCCGAGTAAAGATATGTGTAACAGCATGGAAGTGGCTTTAAGATGCATTATTGAGCCTTCTGGTATTAATTTCTTAGAAGGTGCTACTTATAAAGCTAGAATTGAAGGTTATGATGATTACAGGGCTGTAATTGTTGTTGAAGATGGAGTGCATATAGTGAAATCTGTAGTGCCTGTAATTTAAAGGATAAAAAATGTGGATAGAAAAATATATTGAAGTAGAAGTTAAATTAGATGACTTTGAAACAGAAGATTTATATGATGAATTAGTTAGCAGATTATCTACTCAAGAAATATGTGACTTCAGAAAGAGACTTTACGATGATTTAATAGAAGATAGAAATAGAATTAAAGCATTAAAGGATAGCATCTATGCTATGGATAGAGATGAGTTTCAAGAGCTATTAACCATAATGATTAATGACTATAAATATTTAGATGGAGGATATTAAGATGGGTAGAGTAAAAGAAAACTACGAACAGATTAAACAGCTGCTAATGGAATGTGAACTAGAACATAGTGAACCAATAGATTGTACATTCGATGGTATTGACGTTAATGCTTATGCTTACTGGCTATGCTATATAGACTTAGATGGTAATCTAAATGATTTACTAGAGAATATCCAATTATATGGAGGAATAAAATGACTAAAGAAGTATTATTAGCAATAGGTTGGTTTGATGAAGAAGCTTCAAAATGGAGTATACAAGCAACTAAGATTGAAGAAACTAAAAGGATTAGACAATGAGTGTATTTGAAAAGATAAATGAGATTGAAATTAAACCTCATGGTGCAGAATATGCTAACTATGAAGGTATGGTAATTAGTCCTAGTGGATTGCGTAATCTATATGATAATCCAATGATGTGGAAGAAGAATGTTATTGATAAAGAAAAGACATTCTTTGGTAATGCTAATACTGTATTTGGAACCCTTGTCCACTTATATGCCCAACTTTACTATGAAGGAAAGTTAAATAAAGACATGAGTATGCCTAAGGATTACATAGAGGCATCTCTAAGGAACGAAAAAGATGTTTCCATATCAGACATCGACTTAGACTATTTACAGCTTGTATGCTCTGTATTTAGACAAGAGTATTTAGAATTGAATCCAACTCCTGATGAAATAGAAGGATATATTGAATACGATATTAGCAATGATATTAAGATTGCTGGTAGTTATGACGCTTTAGTTAAAAACAAAGATGGTACTTATACTGTGATTGACTATAAAACATCCAATAAGAGTGTGACTGATATTAATGCTTATGCTTTACAAATGAGTGTGTATGCTACGTTGTTACAGATTAATCGTGGCATAGTTGTATCCACTATAAGAGCTGTTGTTATTGTAAAAAATAAAGCTCCTAAGGTTATTGTACTAGAAGCTAAACCAAACATTAAGTTTGCTAATAAGTCAATCAGTCTAGCTGTTAAGAAAATTGAAATAGCTACACAATATCCTGAGATTATTGATATGCTATTTACAGAGAATCCATTTAGCTTTACTTGTGAAAGTAAGATTATCGAAGAGACTACTGTTCTTGATAATAATGCTTTGACATTGAGCAGAGTTAAAAAAGATATTTTTGGGTAATCAGAATCATAGCCTATGGTTGCCTATGGTAGCCTATGGTTTGGTATGGTTTATTATGCAGATATTAGGATATGGTTACCTATGGTATGTTATGGTAGCCTATGACTACCTATGGTAGTGTATGGTAGTGTGTGTGTGTGTAAAGAGAGAAGTGCAATGATTAACAAAAAGAAAAGATTAATAAATAGTATGATAGTATGATGATATTATTTAAGAAAGGAAAGACTGTGGAAACAAGCAATGAAAATAAGCGTGTAAGATTTACTGCTTTGCTTGATGACAAAACATTATCTATGATAAGAGAATTTGGGTTCAAAAAGAATGGAACTACAAACGTATCTAAAGCGATAATGTTAATGGTTAAAGAACACAATGAAATCACAAAAAAGCTACACAAAGAGTAATTTGGTTAGTACACCTATGGGTAAGGTTTACTATAAAAAATATGTTGAGACGTTTGACCCATTCAATCCGTCTGAAGAGTTGGTTGCACTTATAGGTACAAAAACTGTTTCATCTTCTGATTATATTGCTAAGGCTCTTAGAAAGAAGCCATATAATGAAATGACATTAGAAGAAACTGCATACATTGGTTACCAAGCTAATAGAGGTACTGATGATGGTATATTAATGGCAAGAATGCAACATTTTATTCTTTTAGCAAGAGAAGGTCTTTTATCCAGAGAAGAGATATTTGAAATGCTATACGATGATGATGTTGGTATTAAGATAAAGCAAGACGATAAGCCATTGGTTGAAGTTGTAGAAAAAAAGGTAAATCCATTTGCGTGATGTTAGTATAAGTTGATTCAATGTGCTAATCGGTAAAGGTCTCTAGCTTATCGGGTTTGACAGCTTACTTCGTAAACTCAGTAAGCAATCAGTCAAATCCCTCAGCATCGACACTTTACCAAAATTAATTAGGAGATGGAGATGGATAAAACACTTTATACAATTCATTTAAATTATGAAGATGAGTTTCGTATTACTGGTAATCAAGGTAAGTTATTAGTGCATGATGAAAGAGTACCTATGGATGAAGCTGGTACAGTAATAGACGAGTTCTTAGATATGTTTGGAGATGAGAAAGATATGATGAAAAAGACTCTATTCTCATTGGTTGAAAATTTTGAAGTAAAAACAATAGGAGTAGAGATTTAAACTAAAGCATGGTATAATGTCCTATGTAGAAAGTTTATCTGAGAGGTTGTCTACAGCCTCCTCAGCTTCAACCTCTCATGTAAATTTATAAGTCTGAGGAGGCTTTATGTTAGAAAAATCACAAATACCAGTGCCATTGTTAATTGAAGATTTAGGAATGTATTATCCAACTGCTAATGCTGTAAAAAAGCGAAGATATGGAATTTATAAATGCTATTGTGGAAAAGAGTTTAGAGCAATGGCTCAAAGTATTAAGAGCGGAAATACAATAAGTTGCGGATGCTATCACATAGAGCAAGCGTCACAACAGCTTACAAGTCATGGAATGTCTGGAACTAGATTATATAAGATATACAGAGGGATGAAGGATAGGGTATTGAATATAAAATGTTCTGCATTTGAACATTACGGTGGAAGAGGAATAAAAATATGTTCTGAATGGGAAGGTGAGTTTGTTAAATTTTATGATTGGGCTATCGCAAATGGATATGATGACGACTTGACTATAGATAGAATAAATAATGATGGCAATTATGAGCCTTCAAATTGCAGATGGGTAAGCATGACTGTTCAAAATAGAAATACAAGCCTATTGTATTCACATAATACAAGTGGCTATAGGGGAGTGTGTTTTGATAAAAGATGTTGTAAATATATATCATCAATAGGTATTGGTGGTAAGATAATTAGACTTGGAATGTTTGATACAGCTATTGATGCTGCTAAAAAATATGATTCTTATGTTCTTGAAAATAATCTTGAACATACAATTAATGGAGTAATATGATGTTAGATAAGATGGTTTCGGTTTTAGCTGGCAAAGATGCCAATAGCGATTTAGCCCACTATATGAGGGTACTTAGTTTATTCGGCGTGGCTGTTATAGCAAATAATGTTCGCAGCAAGGTTCAGTGTCCTACAGACTTTAGTACAGTACCAGCCAATGTGTATGGTATTGCTATTGCAGGAAGTGGATTAAGTAAGAGTAGAAGCTTACGGTACATAGAAGAGCTATTCATTAAAGATGCTCTAATTGAAATCAAAGCTATTGCTGAACAAAAGATGGAAGATATTGACCCATTTGATATGGAAGGTATTGCCAAGCTTATCAAGGAGGGTGTAACTATCAGTCCTATCTATAAGAGTGCTACAGACAGCGCTATTAGTGCTATACGCTCTATGATGGATACTATGGATATTTATTCAGTAAACATTGCACTTGATGAGATGGGTTCTGTATTAGCTAAAGAGTACGATATGTTAAGTGATACATTGCTTAATGCATTCGATCATGGAGTTATCAAACCTAACCTAAGACGTACTACAGGTGTTAAAGCTGCAAGTAAACCAGTTCCTCATAACATGATGATGTTTGGAAGTCCTACATTAATCTTTGAAGGTAAAGCAGAGACAGAAAAGCTATTCTTTGATTTACTAGGTGCTGGTATGGCTAGACGTAACTTATTTGCTATGGTTACAAGCCATGTAAATCACTATACTCTTGTTAACGAAGGTGCTACAGCGATAGCTATCAATGAGATTAGTGCTTGTATGACTTACATTGCAACCAACTATCATAATAGAGTCTTGGAGCTTGATGATGAAGCTAAGAGGCTTTATATTGAGTCAGAGATTAAAGGCAAAGAAGACAGCGAGCTAGTATCTAAATATAAACCACTAAACATGGTATATACTCAGAATAAGCATTGGTTGGCATTGAAGATTAGTGCATTGATTGCAATGATGGATATGAAACAGCAAGTAGAAGCTAAACACTTTAATGAAGCTATGGCTATTGTTGAAGAGAGTTTTGAAAGCTTGAAGCTAATTAATTCAAGACCTGAGAAGTATGAACTTATTGTTGATTGGTTGTGTGAAAGCAATGGTGAAGAGAGTGAATATACATTAACACAAGAATTACCATTCTATGCAGATATTAAATCCAAGAAAGCCTTTTGGGAATTAGCTAAAGGTTATGCTTATCAGAACAATATTACTTTACAGATTGAAGACAGGCAGAACATTACGTTTTATCAAGCTAGAGGAAAGACTGCAACAGACTTAACTGAACCATTGATATTCAGTTATTCAGCAGATATGACAACTGGATATACACCTAATGAAATTGGTACTTGGACTGATATGCATAAGGTTACTCAGTCAGATGGGTTGTGTTATTCAGCACATAGATTCAAGAATGGGTATAGAAATAAAGATAATGTAATTACATCATTTTCATTGCTTATGCTTGACGTTGATGGTGGAACCACATTGGATATGGCTAAAATCATTTTGAGCGACTATACATACCTTATTTCAACTACTAGGAACCATCAGAAAGAAAAGAATGGTATTGTCTGTGATAGATTCAGAATTATCATGCCTATGGAATATACGCTTGACTTGACAGTGGAGCAATATAGTAACTTTATGAAGAATATCATGGAGGATTTGCCTATTGAGCTAGATAGACAATGCACTGATGCTAGTAGATTCTTTTATGGAGCTAGTGGTGAGTATTGGTATAACGAAGGGATACTGATTAACTGTGATAAGTACGTATCAAACACTGGCGAGAGTGAAACTTATAGAAAAGCTGGGTCTAATCTATCCAAGAAGAATATTGGTGGTATCAGTCAGTATATCATTCGTAATCAACATGGAGGAAGAAACAGTGCATTGATTAAGTTAGCCCTATTGCTTATGGATACAGGCTATACACATGATGAAGCCAAAGATGAAATACTCAGGGTCAACAAGCAGTTCGACAATCCTCTTACTACTAGAGAGCTTGAAAAGACTATATTTAAAACCATAGAAAGGAAAGAAGAAAAAGAAGTCGATGACTATTCAGATGATGAATATGTCGAAGAAGGCGATCCTTTTGCTGAGACATATGATTAAGATATGTTAAAGCATTATACTGTTACAATATTTTAAATAATAAGGAGATGTATTATGAGTGACTTTGAAATTAAGAATACTTCAGAAGCGCATACGGATGGTATCAAGGTACTACTTTTCGCAGAATCTGGAGTCGGGAAGACTACACAGCTTGGAACATTAGTTGGTAAAACACTTGTATTGAGCGCAGAAGGTGGACTACTAGTCCTAAAGGATAAGAAGATTGATGTTATTGATATTCTTGATATTGCTACACTTGGAAAAGCATATTTAGCTATCAGGGATGGTAAGTTAAAGTATGACAATATTTGTATCGACTCATTGACTGAGATTGGTGAGATGATTGTATCTGAGCTAGAAGACGATGAGTACTTTGGTAATCCATCTAATACTTTCCCTAAGTGGCAAGAGTACACTAAAAAGATGATTAAGATGGTAAAGATGTTTCGTGATTTAAAGGGCGTAAACATTATCTTTTCAGCTTTACGAGAATCAGCAGAAGCAAATGGTTCTGTTACATATATGCCACAGATACCTGCTAAGAAGGCACAGAGCAAGCTAGTAAGTTTGTTTGATGAAGTGTACTATATGAACGTAAATAATGATGGAGAGCGTGTATTGCATACTAACTCAACTTCAACTTATGTAGGTAAAACAAGAGCTGGTATTCCAACAGGTCAAGTCATTTCCGATACAGTAAATATCGGTTCAATCTTAAAATCTATTACAACAAAAAAATAAGGAAATACAATGTCAATTTTTAAACGTATCAATGAAGAAAAAATCGGAACTATGCAAGAGGAGATGAAAGATTCATCAGGAATGAGTTTTATCAGTGAGGCTGGTGTATATGAGTTAGTTGTTAATCGTGCTTGGGGTATTCAGTCAGAAGGTGGAGCAATTGGTGTTCACGTAGAGTTTGAAGGCGAAGGCTTATGGAGTACAGACTTGTATGCAACCAACAGAGAGCAAGATACTTTCTATGTGGATAAGAAGACTGGTAAGAAGATGTCACTGCCTACATACATTACAGTTAAAAAGATGAACTACATTGCTACTTTGTCAGAGAACAATTCATTGGCTAACATCAAGTCTGAGTCACGTATTGTTAAGACAAAAGAGTGGAAAGAAGTTGATGGTGAACGTAAGCAAGTTGAAGTAGAAAAAGAAGTTGACTTCATGGTTGATTGGCAAGGGAAGACCATGAATGTAGCATTGCAACAGATTGAAGCTCTTGACAAAGATAAGAACCCAGTTAAGAACAAAGATGGAAATCAAGTGTATAACTTAGAGATTCTAAATGTATTCAATGCTGATAAGCTATCTGCATCAGAAATGCTATCAGGAGCTACAGAGACTAAGGCTTATGACTCAGCTAAGGCTAGACTAGAAAAGAGTCCTGTGAAGAAAACTAAAGCTAAGCAAGGTACTACAAATGCAACAACAGCAACCAAGAAAGTTAACCCTTTCGCTTGATATAAAAACTGAGTTCCCAAAGCTAACAGCCAGTAATTCATTTACTGCTGGAGGCATGATCTTTTATTATAAGAAAGATACTGTAGTTTATGGTTGTTGGGAATACAAGTCTGGATATAAGATAGCATCTTTCATAAGTAAAGATGTTGCTAAAGAATGGATAGAAAGAAATATTGAAAGGATAAAGGTGAGATTGAATGAAGAAAGAGCGAAAAGACACAACTGTTAACATCAGTGATGTTACTAGTTATAACATGAAGATTCTTTGTGCCGTAAGAGGCATCCAACAGAAAGAGTTTGTAGATATGATGGTTAGAAAAGAGATGGAGAAACAAGGGCTAAAGTATGCAGTGGTTATACCAGAATAACATAGTTGATAGTCTACCAGAAGGAGCTATTGGCTTTGTATATATTATTCACTACAAAGATGGAAGAGCTTATGTTGGCAAGAAGCTAGCTGTATCTACAACACGTTTAAAGCCACTTAAAACTCAAAGAAAGAATGCAGTAAGGACAAAAGTTGCTGAGAACAAATGGAAGTCTTATACAGGCTCTAGTAAGCTTACAGAAGGACTAGAGATTGAGACAAAAGAAATACTAGCTTGGTGTAGCAACCAAAGGACTATGACTTATCTTGAAAATAAGTATCTATTTGGATACGGTGTACTTGAGTCATGTGCTTACCTGAATGAAAATATCGGGGGGAAGTTTTGGTCTAATTGCCTAGATGGGCTTATCTTGCAGTAACAATAAAAGGAAACATAATGAATATATTTAAAGACACTGTAATCGTAATGCTCATATCATTCTCTGTATATGCAGTATACCATGAGAATGAATTAGAGAAGGAATATCTTAAAGAAGTAGCATCACTAGAAGCTCAAATGGCTGTATGTGAAGCAGAGTATAATGATAGTGACGAGATCATAGCTCATCAGCAACTTGTCATTAAGATTATGGAAGATGGTGCTTCACTTAAAGAAGCTAATATTATTATTGATGCTGCTGAGGATAACAATGTATCCCCAAAGTTTTAGCATCTATCTGTAAGTCAGAGAGTGACTATGAACAAGATGTTACTCATGCTGTACCTTATGTGATAGGTGCTTTTGGTATATCAATTAAAGATGGAGACTTATTACCTTGTAGTCCTTATACGTTTAAAGGCAATGCTGAATGTTCAGCTGTACGATTAAAACGTAACCTAGATAAGTATCAAGGTAATTACAAAAAAGCTCTTACTGCTTACAAGGGTATATGTAAGCTAGGTAGAGAACAAGCACAAGATGTGCTAAATCATTCAAAGGAGTTATGATGACTAAAGAAGACTTTACTGATAGAGTAGAGTTAATTGGAGGACTACTAAAAGAGGATTTAAAAAAGTTCTTCGACTCAAACGTATGTATTCCAAGAGGTGAGAATCGTCATCCATCGGCAAATATACTACACGCTTTGGCAGAAGACAAAGACATACCTATCGAATGGTTCAATGATAACTACCAAGATGACAAAATACACTCATGGCTACCAATGCCAAGCAATGTATTTTATATTCACAGAAAAATTCGCATCAAACCTTCAGAGCCAGTCTATGAATACAAAGTTAGGATGATGTATTCAGATGGAACATACGAACTTACTGATAGATATTTCACAGTAGATGAGTATAGAGAGTTTGGATTCCCAAAGACCTGTACTCTCGGAGACACAACAAAAAGGATTAGACAATGACACCAACAAATAAAGGCAATTATGATTTTTGCCATGATTGTAAATTTTATATAATAAAACCATTTGACGCTTCATCTTTTAAGTATCCATGTTACTATTCACATGATACCGTACGTGGTGAAGTTAAATATGAAAAAGACTTTATAGACTGTCTTAAATATGAAAAGGATTAGAAATGGATAAGCAAGAAGCATTAAGAATATTAGTTCTATTGTCACAGATGGAAGGCTTTACCATAGGAAAGTTTGGTGACCACTGCCTACCTGATTGGATAAGTGAAGAGTTAGCAAATGTATGTGAACTATTAGCAAAGAAGGTAAGTGAATGAAAGTAAAACTAATTGCTCATCAAGGACTTGAAGGGATAGACCATAGTATAGGACTTTGCTACGCTAAGGGAGATTATTCAGACCCAATTAAGCGTGATAATCGTATTACCAAGGTAGCACTGAAACATAAGCACTCTAGTGTATTGGAGTTTGCTACATTCACATTTGACATATCAGCTAGTACAAAAGTATTACTTGAAATGACTCGTCATCGTATGGCTAGTTATGCGTGTCAGTCAAGTCGATATACATTGAACAAGACTGATATTGTATTTGAGCCTACTGGGCATGATAGAGTAGATATGCTACTTGTTCACCTAAAGATATGGATTGAAGACTTTATAGAGGAAGGAGTATCAAACGAGATTGTATCTCTAATGCTACCGCAAGCCTTCCAATACAACTGGACAGTAATGTTTAACGCTAGAAGCTTAAAGAACTTCCTAGAGCTTCGTAGAGCATCTTCAGCACACTTCCAAATTAGAGAAGTCAGTGAAGCAATGTATGAATGTATCCCTGAGGATATGAAGTTTCTATTTAATGAATAGCCATCTTAGGATGGTTGTGTGGAGTAACACAGACTGGTTAACCAGTGGATGCAGGGTTCACGTTGAGGTATCCGTAGCGACTACGTGAGATAGTTATATGTGTTGCTCCCCACAGTCATCAGAAGAAGATACTGTACACTAACCAATCTATGTGTGTTTAATCGTATAGCAGTGGTCTCAGTTGGTTGAGATTGCAACTGTTATCATCGCTGATAGCACGATGTATTAGCTATCAAAAAACTTACAGTGATAAACTTTTAAATAAAAGTCTAAAGATTTAGTCACGATATAGGAATGTTTCACTGTCATTCGCTATATCACCTTAACATGAAGACTGTAGCTCAGCAGGTAGAGCACTGGGCATGTCTCAGACAGGTCGTAGGTTCAAGCCCTACCAGTCTTCACTACAATATCGCCTTTAGTGAGCCAATAGAGTTGGTTGATTAGAGGCTATTGCCTTACTGATAAATCACAAGGACACCTACACAATCTAGGTTTAACGTGGTAGAAATAAAGTCGGGTAGTGGATGGTATATCAGCATTGCACTACAAATAAAAGGACAAATAAATGATGGATGACAAAACAAGGTTAGAATTATTATACTCAGCTATTCCAGAAAATGAGGAACAAGCTAGAAAAAGATTAGAGTTGATTAATAGCTTAGAACGTCATCTAGGTTTTATCAAACCAAGCGAAGATGCTATGGTAGTTGACGGAGATTTAGATGATTGTGATATGTTTAAGGGAGTCAAAAGATGATTGTAACATTGCGTGATTTAGAAAATGCTGGAGCCAATATGAGCAATGGCTATCTATACCATTTAACGTGTCCAACTGGAACAACAGTGAAGCATGGGTTCTATGCTAACGAATGGGATACCGAGAGAATTAAGAAGGCTATATCTGCTAGAAGATATGCTCAAGAGGGAAATCCGCATATATCAAATGGACAGAGAGCTAGGTCTTTTAGATGCACTCAAAGCATATTGAAAGCTATATCAAAATTGGAGAAGAAGAATGAAGTCATCAGAATACTTGTATAGCACATACTATGATAAGGACTTTGTACAAAAGAATATTAGATTGTTTCATAGGCAAATCATTTGGGCAGAAGATACTATTAGGGATTTACTAAATGAGCCATTAGAAACTAGGGATATGAGACGTATCAATGACTGCCTAGAAGCAGTTAATTGGAATAGAAAAAAGATAGCTGAAGCTAATGAAAAGGAAGTAGAATGAAATACCGTAAAGCAGATAATAACATTCAACACTTTGTTGAAGCAAGAGACCACTTTGGTTATTGGAAAATCATAAAGATTTTTTATTCAGAAGAAGATGCACAAGAATATATCAAGGATAATAAATGAACATTGTAGAAAGTATTAATAATTGGGGAATAGCTAGAGGTACGGATAAGACACCTATCACTAAGAAGCTTGCAGTGTATTGTATTGTTGAAGAGTTGCTTGAAATGCTAGGGCTACATAAAGTTATGGATAAGAAATCTCTCAAGAAATTAGCAGATACTTATGCTGAGTCAATGTTAGCTGATGCAGAGATGTATAATGCAAATAGCACTGAGGAAGACGTAATTGATGCTCTATGTGACATCAATGTATTCACTGTAAACTTTATGCCTAGATTTGGTTTTGATGCTCAGATAGCTATGGAAGAGACTGTACTAGAGATTAGCTCAAGACTACAAGACCCAAAGCAAGCAGAGAAGTGGGATTTACATGGTAATGATGGAGACAAGTGGATGAAGTGGAAAGACCAACCAGAGCATACTCTATATAAAGCAGATTATACAAAGGCTAAATTATGATTACAGAAATGATTGAGTTTGAAAGAGAGATGAAAGAAGAAGGTAACTCAGTTGGAGCGATGTTTAATAGAGCATATGATAATGCACTTAAGAGTGTTTATGGGGATAATATAAACCCTAGCCATTACACATCATTTGCTATTCCACCTAATGAATATATCACAGCAAATAATCTTGAGTGGGAAGTTGGAAATGTTATTAAATATGTATCTAGGTATCATCTAAAGAATGGTAAAGAAGATTTACTAAAAGCTATTAAATATATTGAACTACTTATGGAGAGAAAATATGGAAACAGTAGTTGTTGATAAAGAAAACCAATATTTGCGTATGCTTGTCAGAGCTGTTCCAAATGCTCTGTATAAAGGGAATAAGAAAGCAGAAGATGCTCTTATTAGATTATTGGCTCAATGCTTCTCAGATGGAGTAGAGTTTGGGAAGTCTGGTAAAGTAGAAGTAGTCCTTTAGGACTATTTACAAACTAGATTGGAATCAAGCAAATCTTCTGCGTATTTCTCCATAAGCAGATAATTGCTCATCACCTTTTCAAATACTTCTTTATCCGTTTTTACAATTGTATTATTCATTATAGGCTTTTTAACGTTAGGAGTGACACACTTCTTAACTTGTGGCTCACAACCAAAGCACCCACTAAAAAGTATAATTGTTAAAACGATTAATAACATCTTGGCAGCTGTCATTTTTATCCTCCCATATATAGATACTTTCAACTCTTGTTTTAAATACCTTGTCCCTATGTTGAATATTCTTAGTGTATTCAGTCATAGCTACGTCGTAGTCCTTAGCGTTCTGCTCCAACTGTAAAGTAATACTTGACAGTTCAGATTCAAGCACCTTTTTGTCAGCCTCTAGCTTAGTGTTCGATATTTTCATCAAACCCAACAAGACCAACAATGATAAGAAGAACACCAATTCCAAAACCAATCTCCAGTATGTTTTCAAAAATAGTACCCACACTATTTATCCTTAATTGATGTGTTAGTAATCAGTCGTAGATATACCATACCAATAGAAAATACCATTGCATAAGCTAAACCATAAGTATCTCCTAGTTTATCTTTTATTTCACCAGTATATGACTCTACTACACCTAATGCACCCATGATGAGTGCGAAGTTAATTGACTTTGATTTTAGGAATTGCTTTAGTTTATTCATAGTGTTTCCTTACAAGAATTCTACTAATATTGATGCTGATATAGAAGTAGCACCTACTGAGTTTGTTACTCTAAATTTATACCCCTCACCTCCGTGAAAGTCACCAAAGCCATAAGGAGAGTCTATATTTAGGTTGATTATAGAGGCATTTTGATTTAATATATTGTATGATTTAACACCAGCAGATTGATTGACATCAATTAACAACATATCGGCACTTGCTAGACTCCTTACTCCACCACCGCTTGCATACACAGTTATTCTAATAAATTGTAACTGTATATCAAGTGCATTTATATATGTTGCCAAATCAACTACAAATGTGCTTGTAAAAATTCCAGTTGATACCCAAACCTTATTTGTTAAAAAGTCTGTATATACTCCAGAGGTATTTTTATATACGCCAAGACTTTCTATCATTGACTTCTGCGAAAAGAACAAATCTGTTTGAGACATAATATTCGTATCTGAGTGTACTGTGACCGAGTGATACGGGTCCAAAAAAATAGATTGTAAATCAGCAGGGTTGATTTTAGCAATTACTATTCCTCTTTTTGTTCCAACGGAACCAAAATCATTTGTACTTAGTTGTAGAGTTCCAATATTCTCGCACAATACAGCTATTCCATTTGCGCTATTTTGTATCCTAGTATTTATAATAGATACTGTCTCACAAAAATTAGCATAACTAGAGTTATTCCCTAGTTTAATCATAGCGTATCCCCAATATCCACTTGCAGTAGTTGGACATCCTACAATAAATGAATTTTCAATAGATATACCGTATCCAGTGTGAGCCATTTCAATAACATTACAATTATACAAGTTAGCTTGTGCTGTATCCACCTGCAAGTTATTGAACCTAGTTGTTATTGTTCCATATTGATAACCTATTGTATATGGAAATATTCTATTATGTTCAATAGACATAGCCTTATATTTATTTTCTATTAGGCGTATATCACTAAAAAACATATCAGTAGACATACTAGAGTTTGTTACTTCACCTCCACAAGTAAACCATTGCAGAGTTGCTTTCTGCAATGTAGGGTTCCCGCAAAGATTAGTTGATATTCTTTCAAAAGTAGACTCTCTAATAGCATCGTATTGGTACGCTACCCCGTTCTCATATCCAATCTGTAAAGCACTATTATTACAGTCGGTTATATGAATGTCATGGATATAACTTCCTATAAAATAATCACAAAGCAACCCTATTGCATCTGTTCCTTTACCATCAATAACTACATTACCAAAATTTACATTATATAACTGCCCAAATTTTTTCTCTGCTATAGTTGTATTTGTTGTTGTGCGTATTTTAATCAATGCTTTATCTTGTGTATAGACAAAGGAAGAGGAAGGAATAAATCTACAATTATTACCATTAAGTGTTATTTGTCTATCAATTACTAAAGTATCAGACAGCGCAAAAATATTATTTGAGTTGGCAGTGATTGGTTGCTTCAATTGTATTGCCTTTTGCCAAGCAACCGTATCATCAGCTATTCCATCACCTTTAGCACCAAACCATTTAACTGATACACTACCACTATAGATACGTTTCCATCTACCAGTAGTAGTTCCAGTTACTTGAAAGATAGTACCACCATTATCAGCTTCAACATTTACAGCATCCCAATAGAAGTCTCCACCTCCACCATCACCATCAGCATAGTACCCACCTATAAATGCTTTATCGCCTTGTTCTTTACCTACTGCTAACTTTAACTCAGCTACAGTACTCAATACGTAGTTTGGTAACTTACTTAATTCTCTTGCTTTACTCATTATAATACCTCCAATGTTACAGTTTCACCTTTAGATAAGGCTTCTTTTACTTTCTTATGTAGTGCTTCATAAGCAACCCTACTACCACCTACCCAATCATCATCATCTCTAGTATTGGTTGAGCCAACAATAATACACCCTTCAGTGTCTTTGGAGCTATTACCACTATGGATACGTATACCTTTAAAATAAGGCACATCTTGTACTTCAATCAAGAACTTCTTAAACCTTGTACTCATTGAAATAGTAACATCATACACACCTCTTGGAATACAAGTCTTTCCATCTATCTTAGCTGAAATACCAGCAGACTCTAAACGTCTATTAGCATCCTCAACAGTATAACATTGAAACCCATTATTTATAAATAGCTTTCCTTCAGTAGACAAAGCATTACCCTTTTTACGTACTAATTTTAATTCCACTCTTTATCCTTTATAATGTGATGAGTTCTTAGCCTTATTTCTAACAGCACCATTGATAAGTCTCTAGGACTTCGCCTAGTTCTTCGTGTATAGCTTTCGCCTCTTTATATTTCTTCTCTTGTATGAGTCTTGCCAACTCCCTAGAGAGTTTGTCAACTTTGTGCATTACTTACCTCCCAAAAAATGTACTGCAAGTCCTACGATGATAGATACGACTGATGATGATATAAAAGTTATCATCCCCATCTTCGTCGTTATCACTGCCATCCCTGACTCGAACTTAGTCTCTACAACTCCCAGCTTTGTCTCAAGACTATCTATCTTTTTATTGAGGACGGGTAGTTGTCCGAGAACGTGATACCTAACCTCCTCCCACGTTTCAGCAGCCATACTTACTCCTCCTCAAATTCATATTTTTTAAACACTTCAACGAGCTTCTTGATGGATAGACAGCACTTGATGTCATCTTGCTCTAGGGTCTCTAGCTCTTTAACTGCTTCGATATAGTCAGTGATGTTCCTACCGCTGCCACACACTCCGATGACTTTTCCCTTGTCGGTACGCACAACAGACTTATGCACTTCGAGATACATCATCTCGCCTTTTACTAGCCCAGACTCTAAGAACCTACTTGATTTGTGCCCAATCTTGTCGTTCTCTATAGTAGCCAAATCACTATTACTGCACTTCTCACCAAACGTATGGTTATGAACACCATAGATTTCTTTTGCTCTCAACGCCAGTTCCACATCCGTAGAACCAATAGGATTAGAACACAACAGTAATTGGTCACGTATAGCACGATTAGCATACACATATTTACCGCCATTTCCCATCTCATCATACTCTTTGAGCCAAACCATATCAGGGATGACATCAGCAAATTGCTGTAGGATAAACTCTTTTTCCGCTAGTTCATTTTCCAACAACGCAATAGTGACATTATTCCCATGCCGTATCTCTTCGAGTGCTTCTCTAAATTCTTGGAGAGGCTTAGACATATCGTGGATATACCATTTGATATCGAAAGGATTGTATCTCGTCCACAAACGTCTTAGATAATCTAACATTACTTGAACCACCCATAAATAAATTTTCTAACCCCTAGATGGAGCTTCATAAGCAACTTAGAATACGTCATAAACTTAAAACTTCCAATTGAATTGAGCAGATAATAAACTACCACTAACTGCTCCAATTGTATCTGCATAAATATCATTAACGTCCTTAGTGCCATAGCCTTTACCATCAATAGCCTCTTTAGCGATACCCACCAACAAAGCCGAAGCAATACCGATAGCAATAGCCTCAAGCTTATTAGAGCCATAGTGTCTTGCCAATCCAGTAGCAACTCCGCCTATAGCCATAGAGCCTACGATGTGCTTTTGCTTATCTTCTTGCTGAAAGAAGTTGTCAGCACTTAATGAAGATGAAAAAGTTATCAGTACTATCGTTGACTTTAGTAATTGCTTTAGCTTATTCATACTACAACCCATAATATGGAGTTGCTATAGCTGTGTAATAAATTACGGTATCAGCAGCAATAGCACTAGCAGTTGTTAAAGTAGCCGATGGAGTTGTACTATTATTATTTGTAATCCAAAATGACCCTATATTTGCACTAGGGCTTGCATTTGTTACTGAATATAGATAATTAGTAATACCTACATGAAAATTAGATGGAAGTGTAATTGATGTAGCTCCTGCAAGCATTGTAACTTTCCCTTTATAATATGTACTTGAGTTAGCTGATGTATTATTTCTAATATCAATATCAGTAGACGTTGTTGGGTGTAATGAGATAATTGGGAAGCTATCATCTGAAACATTATTATCTATTACCGTTTTGTTTCCTCCACTTTGATTATATATAAAGTTCCCAATATTAGCACGCCCATAATTTCCAACTATTTGACCGTTTTGGAAGTAGTTTAATTGTATTGGAGATAAAAATCCTCTAAAGAAATTATTTGAAATTGAGCAACCATATCTTGCTCCGTCCCAAGATGAGACTCCTACTGAATCTGTGTAGTTTCCAACAAAGTCATTATTGATTACGCTTATTTTTGAATCAGAAGTAGCAACAGCTGTAAGTTTTACTCCAACAGCCCCAGTTCCTACTGCATATATATAATTTCCATCAATCTCAACATTGTCTGCTACTCCAATAACTACACAATCCCCACTAGGGCCATCTAAAATAGATTTAGAGCATCTAAAATATAATACTTCACCTATTAATAAATTAGTTGTAGCCCCAAATATCAAAGAACCAGCAGTTACTACTATTCCCTCTGGTCTACCCACTTCTGCACCAATATACCTATCACTTTGATGTATGCTAAGTCCATACATATTATCTGTAGATGATGTATGAGATAACTCATGGTTTGTGAAGCGTATTTGTTCAAATGTAACATTAACTACTTTACCTAAAATAGTGCATGATTCTCTGCAATACATTACATTTACATTTCGTAATGTTGAGCACCACATTTCAAAAATATTAATACCAGTATCAAACCCACTAACTAAAACATCAGTCATTATTCCATTGTACCAAGCATTATTCACAACTACTCCAGTAGCTATTACAGTAGCCGCTCTAAAGTCCACACCAATAGAAACTAATGTTGAATTATTAATTCCAAATAGATTAAAGTCTCTTATTTGAGCATTATAGTCTAATCCATGATAGTTAATTCCCTCTTTGCTTTTTACAATAATAGCTCTATAATCAGTTCCTACCCATTCGCTAAAGTCAGCTTTAATAATAGAACCTGCACCCTCTCCAACTAATGACCCTCCGCAAGGGATAGTTATTGGTGATTTAATAATAAAAGTTCCATACGGAATAAATACTGTAATGTTATTAAATGTAGTATTGCCAAATGCTAATGCGAATTTAGATGAATCATCTGTAACTCCATCTCCTTTGGCTCCGAACCACTTAACATTAACAGCTCCATCATACTGTCTATTCCAAAATCCAGTAGCTCCTGCAAATACAGTACCACCATTAGCAGTACCAGTTGATGACCAAATAAATGTACCACCTCTATTTAAATCCTTCACAATAGCAGTAGTATAGCTAGAAGGAACAGAAGCTAAATCAGCAACAGTTGATACAGTATATGCTACAACGTCCTTTGTAGGTGCTGTACTTAACTCAAATACCGCATAACAGATAATATCTACTACATCATTCAATGCTGCTGGAGAAGTTAGTGTAATATTAGTAGCAGTAACAGCTGTAAAGTCTACACCATTCTCTAGCTTTGAACCATTCAAGAATACGTCAATATACCCAGCTTCATACGTAGCAGCAAATACAGTCTGTCCAGCAGTAGCATGATAGGTATATCTCTCAGTTGTTCCATTGACAGAACTACCAGCATTAATCCATCCTGTATTACTCCATACTTTCATGAAGTTATTTGTAGTATCAAAATACAAAGCACCATACGTTAAAGCATTACCATCATTATCTAGCAATGGAGGAGTAGCTTTAGCTCCTAAATACTTATCATCAAATTGGTCATAAATATTTGTACATACAGTAGCCATTGACGTAGCAATAACTGCTTGAGTGGTAGCAGTAGATGCACTAGAGGCAGCATTGGTAGCAGAAGTAGAAGCTTCGCTTGCCTTAGTAGTTGCTATACCAGCTTGTGTTGTTGCCGTAGAGGCAGATGCAGCCGCTTCTGTAGCTAATGTCTTTGCACTCTTATCTGTAGTGCCATTTGGGCTAGAGGAATCTATCGCCCATGCCTTTGCTGAACCACCAGAAGCCGTAGCATCTCCGCTAGCGTATTCTTTTGATGAGTAAGATGTACCATCTACTGTTGTTGTGGCTTTAGTAGCCCAAGACTTAGCTGACCCACTTGTAGCAATACCATCAGGGTTTGAGGCATCAACAGCCCATGCTTTGGCTGAACCGCCTGTTGCTGTCAAATCACCAAGTGCAAACTCTTTAGCTGAGTATGTCCCAGTCTCAACGGTAGCAGCAGTTTTTACCGCATAATCCTCTGCCAACTGTTGTGTTGCGTTTACTTCTACTTGAAGTTGATTAGCTTGAGTTGCGAAACTGTTTAACTGAGTAACTGTCACGGCTTGCAGCGTGTCCTGAAAAGCTTCTTGCTTTGTGACAAAGACTGTACGAATATCAACGCCCCTATGACCAGCTGGTGGTAAAGCGGTTATGTTTTGAGTAATTGCCATATTTATTTCTCCTAGATAGCTTCAACTATAGACCAAGTCATAGTAGTTTTTTGAGAGTTACTTAGAACTATTGAAGCAGATTCAACTACCCCTAGTGTCAATAAGTTCTCATAATTGTTAGAGTCATCCTCAACTATAAATACAATTATATCATTATAAATACTCTTGATGTTTTGACGTATTCTCATTAGGTATGTAGAGTCAAATACAGTCTCAAAATCCACCAAGTCTTGCACTGCCCTTTTGGTTACAGATAGAGTACCAAAATCATCAGTTGATTTAATTGCAAATGAGTTATACTTAAAGCCTACTCCCCATAAAGTTTCTCCCATATATACAGATAAGCCTCCAGCCAAGAAGCCACAAGCAGCTCTTATGCCTGAGCTGTATAGCGTAACCCTAATTTTACTTCCAAGAACAGGAATGTCTATCTTAATCCCTCTGGACACTGCGAAATCATAAGGCTCATAAATGTATGAGTAATAGTCATCTACTGCAATATTATAGAAGTCTTTATTCTCATAAGTCCACAAAACAGTTAACTCATCCGCAGTTAATACCTCAACTTTAATCCCAGATGCCTCATAGTTACCTATAGCAAGAGTCTCAATACCTACTTGATTAAACACAACAACTAGATCAGCTCCAATAACTTCACTCTGTGAATTAGCAGATAAATCTAGCATTGCTAGTCTATTGCTTACACTCCACTTTACCCAATATACTCCAGTATATATATCTGGTCTTTTATCTGAATTAATAGCAACAGCTTTATATATGTAAGGCTCCAATAAAAGCAAGTCTCCAGCTACATATGTAATCATAGCTGTACCAGTTCCGCTTCCAACTCCAGTGGCAGTGAATACAGTTCCGATAGTGTTTGATGATGCACCAATTAAAGTAAAGTTTGTTGTCCCAACATATAGTATGGTATATGTCTTACCAACAGTAAAGCTTCCTGCTGCAACTTGCTCATTAGACCACACTTCTGTATTCTCTGGTATATTGGATGACACAAAGGCTTCTATCTCTTGCTTTAAATACCTCATTATGTAACCGCCTTATAGAGACCTATTTTTAAAGTACAGTCCTTGTCAAACTCAAAAGTATCTCCTGTTTGTACGTACTGCTCTTCACCATCCTTGTATTTAGCCATTGGTGTATTATTTACAGTTATCCCTACTGTATCGCCAGATATGTCAGTTGACAGCTTTGCAACTGTAGCTCCTGCAAATGATAATAATAGCGAAGCTGTTGTGTATTTGGTGTTTTTAACTACTCTCACTGTACCCAAATAACGTATTGCATAAACTGGTTGTGCCATCTGCTGTTCCTTTTATTGATGTAATTATACCCTAAGCTACGCTTTCAGCCAGCATAGCTCTTTGGGTACTTAGTTGCTTTGAACTATCTGCAACAAGCTTTATTGTTAGATTCTTTAAATCACTGATTTCATTAAGCAGCTCTTCAAAGACACCAGATGAGTTATTCAGTCCTAAATCTTTAGTTGTCTGAGCGTTAACTACATATTCCTGTCCATGTACGATACCAGCAAAATCATCTACTCCAATATTTCCAGTATATCCTCCAGACTGGAATCCAAAGTAATCCTTCAGAGGAATATTATATCTATCTGCTGCACTTAGATAACTATTGGCAAGACGAACATAAGAGTCATACATTGCTTGGTTAGCATTTTCACCACGCTTCTCGTTGGTATTAAACCCAGTGCCATACTTATTAAGTATAGCATTGTCTTGCATCTCATTGGTACTCTGCCACCAGTCTTTATGAATCTTTTGGAATCTACTTACAACACCCATTATCTCTGTATAGGCAGATAGGTTGTTTGCTCTAGCTGCTTGAGAAGCTAAGTATTCGCTTTGAGCACTATCTTGTAGTGATTGTTGAACAGCTGAGTACGCTACTTGTGCATCTTCTGGGGCTCTGTCACCAAGTGACTTTATTATCTTCATCATAGTTGGGTCTGACAATGATGAACCACTTAGCCCCGATAGTTGCTTCAAGTAAGAAGTATCATCTGCCTGAGTATCGAAGCCTTGTATATCTATAATTGCTTTTTCAAACTCTTGAGAGCCTATAGTTAATCCTGTTGCTTTTGCAAAGTCAATTCTCTCCTGAGTGCCAAGCGTATGTCCAGCAGTGAAAGTAGAAGCTGATAAGGGCGCTGTTCCTTTTGCTTTAGCATCTGCCTGTGCTTGGTACAGCAATTTAATATAGTCACCCATACCTGTCTCTGTGCCAGTAAGCAAAACACTTAATGTCTCATCTCCAAATAAAGACGCAAACTGCGACTCAAGACTTGCTTGTAACTCAGTGATGTAATCTATAAACGTATCGTTAATATCGCCAAGAGTAGTTGAATCATCTGAAGTAGCTAAAGAGCTAATCTCATTTGCCAATACAAGTGATTGATATTGATAGTCAGCCAATGAAGTTGCATTTGTTTTAATGTTATTTGCATAGTCATTAGCAGACTTTGTAAAATCAGCAACATATCCAGTGAAATCAGTATTGTTTGCAATAGCAGTTTCAATCAGTGTGTACATTGAGCTGTATTGAGCCTGTGAGCTACTTAGAGTTGTACCCATTGCAGTATCTCTAATGGACTTAGAAAGGTCATTTAGACTAGCTACAGCGTTAATTATGCTCTGTATTGAGTTCAGCTCACTATCACGAGCTTCTTCTAGCTTTGATATTACATCATTAGCATTCTCAAGCGTAGCTGTACCTATTAATGGATATAGTTCAGCCAGTTTCTTGAATGCTGTAGGATTTAGTATTCTATCAATTCGTGAGAACAATTCAACATAACTATTTCTAGCATTCTCAGCTGACTCAGATGCTTCATCAAATGCGCTACTTAGAAGAATTACTCTTCCATATAGGTCTTGTCCAGCTTCTGTTGTGGTATCAATACCATCAACCAGCTCTTTGAAACCAGCTTTGCTATCTGGCATAGTTAAGTTGAGTCTATCAAACTGCTCTACCAATAGTGATACTTTGTACATAGTTTGTTCTGACTCAGCTAGGAACCCATCTATGTAGTCAGAGATACCACTTGCAAGCTGTTCGATACCACCAGCTCCAGCTATCATTGCTTGAGTCAACATAATGCTATCTATGCCTACAGATGAAAGCATAAGACCCAATGAGTCTAGTGCGTTGTATAATGAATATAGCTCCTCTGCTGTTCCACCTGCCGCATCCATAAGCTCTATAAGACCATTGCTTAAGTCTTTGGTTACATTATTAGCATTTGCTATAGACTGCATTAATGCTTCAAAGCCTACATCACCTTGCTTATTTAGTATGTCAAGATATGAAATATCATCAAATGCATAACCCAAACGGTTGATGTAGTATTCAGCTTCTTCCATACCTACTGACACACGACTCATCGTCTCAAATAGACCCTCACCTACATTTTGAAAGGCTGTTAACAGTGGAAATGTGGTTAGCGCAATATCATCACCAATTTTGCCAAATATAGCACTTAGCGTTTCTTGTATCTCATCACCAGTCTTACCCTTGAGGGAGATTTTCCCAATGGATACAACAAAGTTATCAAGGCTTGCCCCTACAGATAAGGCGGATGCATCTAACGCATTGCCAGCAAGCATTGTAGTATCATATAGTCCACCTAGCACAAGACTGAATTGTCGTTCTAACTCGCCATTCAATTCGTCAAAGTGAGTGACTATTGATGTACTCGATGACTTTTTAAACCACGACTTCTTGCTTACTGTAGTTGATATAGTTTGATACGCACTACCCTCAAATTGCTCTTTAGCACTTGTCAATAATGCATCTGCAAAATAAATACCTGAATCGGTCATAGTTTGCGATACGGATGTTTTGCCGAATATTCCGCCAACTATGCTTCCAACAGCACTATTTATAACTCCAGATATTGCTCCACCTAGAAGTAGCTTATCAGCTATGGCTACAGCTATTCCAACTGGTCCAAGTGTGCCTAGAGCAGCCCATGAACCTAATCCTAAAGCTGCACTTCCAGCCATACCCATAGCACCAACTCCAAGAGCCTTTGACGCTAGTCCACCAACTCCAGATGTAGTACTTATGTTATTGGAATATCCTGTATCAAATCCTTCGTATCCTTCACCAAAGGCAAAACCGCCTTGACGTAGCAATAAGCTTGAAACTCCACCAATCTTCTGGTCAATAGATATAAGCGATTTATTCATCTGTGAAATTAACGCAAACTCAGGCTTAGCTATATCTCCCATAAGCTCAAGAGAGTTAGCTATTGACTCTGAAGCCTTTGATGCATCCCCAAGAACAGAACCTTTACCATCATTTGCAGCCATAGAAGAGAATGCGTCAGATGATGTAGATACCTTTTCTCCACCAAACATAGTCTTTATGCTTCCCCCGATAGAAGTTACCATTGGTATTACAATAGCAGCCATAGCAGCCATTCTTCCCCACGAAGTATATGGGTCTCCTTTTCCTTGTTCAAGGATAGCTGTGACACCAGATATTCCTGCTAGTGCAGTTTGTATGATTTGGAATGCAGCTGCTTCCTTAGAGCCTTGTTTAAACATACTAGACATAGCTCCAGCTAGATTGCCATACATATCAAGTTGAGCTTGATAGTTATTATAGTCAATGATAGCCTGCTCTTTTGACTTCTCTTCCTCTAGGTCAGCAAAGAACTGTGCAGATTTCAAATCTTTTTTGTCTCTACCTTCTGCCTTCTTGGCATACTTTATTTCAAGCTGCTCTTGTGCTACTGCCGCTTTCTTTTGAAAGGCATATATGCCAGAAATTGAATTAGCTACATTTCCATACTCACTATTTATCTTTCCTATTGAGTCAGCCCATACTGTCATGCCATCAGCAATTGAAGCTTGTTGGTCTGCTATCTCAATACGTATATCACGAAGAGTATTTGCATCTTTAATTGCTAGTTCATCAAATGACTTATTCTGTTTAGCTATTGCTAGTTCTGCATCAGCTACTATCTTGCTATCCCTTTCAGTTCCAGCTGGAGATGTATTGTATTTTGAAATAGCTTCTGCCATATCAAGCTCAAACTGCATACGAATCTTAGACTCTTCAAACATGGCTGATTCAAGATTAGCCTTTGCCTTTAACACGTCTAACTCATTGGCTTTTTCAATAGCAAACTTCTGATTAGCTCCTAGTATATCAACTACAGCATCAAGTCTAGCCTTCTCAGCATTACTAATATCGTCAACAGCCCAAGCATGAGACTTGTACTCTTTAGTAGTGTCTTCAATTCTTTGCAGCGTAATACCAGCATGATATTGGCTTTGTGATTCTTTATCAAATATACCGTACTTAATAAACGCTAATTGCTCTTCTTTGTTTATTAGAGCTATCTTATTTTTTAGCTCTTGTCTAGCCAATCTATCAGCCTCATCAGCAATCTGCTCTGCAGTTTTTTCTTTTTTAGTTGTAGGCATTACTCCTACAGCAGATGTATCTACTACTTTTATTGGCTTATCTTTCTTTTCAACTACTTCTAAATCAGACTTTAGTTTGCGTATAGACTCTAGTCTTTTTGATAATATTATTATTGAATTGTCAAGCTTATTTTTAGTAGCTGAATCAGTTCTAGCTCTCTGCTCATCTGTGATTGAAGTTAATTTGTTCAGTCTTGATACAAGTTCAGTTTCAATTCTAACAGCTTCTTTTAGCTTATCAGACTTACTTTTGTATCCAGCAACCATGCTAGTATCTTTAGCAGATGCGGTACTTGCACTTGACTGTAATCCATCTCTATTAATCTGATTCTTTAGATCAAGAATTTCTCTATACATATCTATTAATCTTAGTGCTTCTGCTATAATAGTTATCATTGGGAATTTCTTGAATGCTACAGCTGCAACTCCAATCTCAATTGCTAATGTTGAGAATCCTCCAGTCATTCCAGCAACAGCAGTAGTTGCATCTTTAGCGTATGATGCAAATGATGACGCTATTCCAACTAAGCTACCTAGAGCCGTTACAGCCCCACCAATTGCTGTAACTAATGGTGTAGCTATTTCTCCAGCAAGAAGTCCAGCTGATTCTGCTACAGCATTAAATGTCTTAGACAGCTCAATCATCTTTGTATCGAATTGCTCAGCAGTAGTGCTTGAACCAGAGAATGACTTTTTAAATCCTTCTTCTAGCTTTACAGCAGATTCAACTCCAGCTGCTTTAATCCTCTCCCACATCTTCTCATAACTAAGAGAAATCTTCTTAGATGCTTCATCCAGTGAACCACTAGCGTTATCAGCAGCCTTAGCCATATCTGCATATTCCCTACCAGCAATAAACCCAGATTGGATAGTCTGTTTATCTAGAACTTGCATAGTTCCAAGTATTTTATCAACAGCTTCTTTTTGTGCTTTAGGAAGTTTCTCATATGTACCCATCTGCGCCATGAATGATTTCATTGCCGATTCTTGAGTAGCTTTATCACCAGACTTAAGAGCCTTATTCACTTTATCAATATCAACACCCATAGCCCAATAGGCTTTTCTAGCCTCTTCAGAACCACCTTCTATTTGGCTAAACAAACGTCTAATTTCTGTACCAACAATAGAATCAGCTTTACCTGTTTGTTTCCATGCACCAGCTAATGAGATTAGATTTTCCGCTGTAACTCCAGCAGAAGCTCCAGCAGCAGTTATGTATGATGTAGCAGTCTTCAAGCCATCTATAGACAGTAGCGACTCATTTGCTACCTTTACCATAACATCGCCAAGTCTTTTCATATCGTCTATTTGGTATGCTATACTCCAAGAAGACAGCATCTCTGCTACATTCTCAATACTATCTCCAGAAATCAATGCAGCTTGTGATGCTACCTTTAGTCCAGTAGCTAATTTTTCACCTTCAAGACCAGCTCTTCCCAATTGTAATGCTGCTTCGCTAATACCCTGTGTTGTACCACCAAATTCTTTGCCTACATTAAATATTGATTGCTGTAATTCTTTAGCTTTTACATCATTTAATTCAAGTACACCTTTAAACATTTGCAGGTATTTATCTGATTCCACAACAGCATCTTTAAGCGATGTAAATGCTCCAGCAAGCGCATATAGACTAGAACCAGCTATTGCATATTGTGCTGTTGTTGCAAGCTTATGACCAAATGTCGTTCCTTCTGTAAGCGAACCCATAAATGTTTTAGCATAATCACTATTTACTTTAGCAATCTTAGCTTTAGCTACTTTTGCATCATTAAGCATATTCTGCTGAGATTGTTTACTGGCTTGCTCTACAGCTCTAAATCCATATATCTGCTCATTAACATTTAGCTTGTTTTGAGCCTTTAGTTTTTCATATGCAATCTTATGTCTACTAACCATAGATTCCATAGATTTGATATGAGCATTTTGTATTGCTTTCTGATTGGTCTGCTCAGCTACTAATTCTTTTTGTAGGATAAGCTTCTTGTTATCAAGTCTTTTTAGCTGTAGCTTTTCTTGATGAGTAAGAGATTGTTCTGCTAGTTTATTTTGCTTTGCATATCCATCTGATATTAACTTATTTACTCTAGTAATCTGCTTTTCAATCTTAGCTAACGAGCCTGAATCACCTTCAAATACAACCTTCTTTGTTTCATCTTTTAGTTGTTTCTTCAGCTCTTTTAATTGAGCTTCAAGACCTTTCATGTCTAATGTAGCACCAACGTTTAACTTAATATCATCAGCCATAGTAGAGCCTTATTGTGGGATAGTCGTTTGACTTGTTATTGTAATTATAGCGAAGGTTTTGAAGTGTACCCATAGAGGGTACTATTTGGAGATTAGACTAAACATATTCTTGACATCACTTTCATCCATGAATAGCGGTTTGTCTACTTGCGGTTTATAATTAGTAATCAAAAAGTCATCTACTGATTTCTTTCCACCCATCATATTAGCTACAACAGTTGTAAGTAATGCTAGTTGAATCTCAATTGAGTTAGATGGTTCAAGTGATAGATACTCAGACCATGAGTTTAATTCATTGATTGACATTGTGTGTTCAATCTCGAATACAGTTTTACCTAATGTCCTAGCTACCCTGTGTAAGAGTAGCTTCTCAGGACTTAGACTTCGTTTCCCTCGCCCTTAGCAATCATTGCATCAGATGCTTCATAAATCTCATTGATAGCATCAGAGGCAGCTGAGCTTAGTGCTTTCAATTCAGCAACAGTCATAGCAGGGCTAATCAAACAAGTAGCAATACGCTCAAGCTTAGCTTCAAGGAAGTTAGCAACATTCATAGTTCCATCAGGATTAGCCATTAACTTATAGAAGTCAGCAATCTCGATAACAGTTGGTTCACGTAATTCTACTTCAGCATTACCTAAAGCCTTAATCTTTACCTTTTTAGTTTTGGTAGTAAACTTTGCGAATGGGTTTGGCATTTCACATCTCCTAATTTAGATAGGAAAGTATATCATATAATTAGCTCTAAAAGATACTAGGGAGGAGATGAGTCAACCTAGTACCCATTAGAACTAATACCCCGAAGGGTATATAGATATTACTTACGCAGTAATATCTTTAGCAATTTCAACTGGAACAGAAGCAAATTCAACAGTAGCGTTAATCATAACGGCATTGTCTTTTTGAATTGAAACTTCAACAGAAGAAACAGCACCAGTAAATACAAAACAAGTTGGATTTGTAGTTGAACTGAAAGCTCCATCAGATAGACCAACAATAAACTCACGACGAGTATTTGCAGAGAACATATCTTTAAGTTCTTTTTGACCAGCAGTATCAGCAGGGTCAAACAACATTCCAATAGTCATATTACCAAGACTAACTGAACCAAGAGATTTAGCAATCTCATCAGATGATAAACAAGAATACTCTTGTACGTTACGGGATTTAGTCATAGACCCTAAGTCTTGAATACATCCAACAAGCTTTGCAGAAGCATAAGCAGTTTGAATATTTGCAGGCGTAGCAAGTGCAGTATTAGCTGGAGCGATATAAACACGTGTTCCCTGTGAATCGAGCAAATTGATAGCCATTGTGGCTCCTTTAAGGTAGAATAGATTGTACAATCTTCTTTCAAAGATTTAATAGCATTATATCATTTCAATAAGTTGTCATATTCAATTCTAGTTCTATGTAGCTTTTATTCAAAGTCTTATCATATCCTTGAGCTGTTAATAGCATCTCATTTGGATACATATCAGATACCTTCTTGCCCTTAAACAGTGCTAATGCTATATCAGCTATCTCTGTAGCCCTATAAGCTGTTTCAGCCATAGATACAAGCTTTATATAACCTCTGTGTGAATAGACTGCATTATCTAATCCACTATCAGCTATTGCAGAGCCTATGTACTCAAAGTAAATCCACTCTGTATTGATTGACGTATCAAAGTTAGTACCAGCATAGTGAATAGCTGTCTCAGTATAGTTTGTGTTGAAGTATGTTTCCATAGCTATCTTTATTTGCAGTAATGTCATTTTATTTTAAACTCCTTCTTTATATTGGTTATCATTGACTGCTTAACGTCTCTATTGAACTTCATCCATTTAGCAAATGATGTTTGATTTTCTCTTGTCTTCCCAGTCTCAACTAGTCTGCCATTCACCATGACTCTAGCATTCTCTTCATGCGGATATGCTGACCTAAATCCATTATTATGACCTACTGATCGTGTTTTTGAATATAGGTATATGGCGTGTTTTGAACTATTATCAAACTCTGCCCTTATTGAATCTCCAACCATTCTTACATTAGCATCCCATCTCTTATAGGACTCACTACTATTACCGATGTAGTCATATGCAGATATTCCTTTACCGTAGTCACTGCCATTGGAGAAGTTAACTCTTCTTCTTAGTGTAGCAAGAACTTTTTTTGACTCATTTTCAATTGCAGTATTTACTTTTTTAAGGATAGTCTTTTTCAGCTTAGATACATCAAGCTGTTTTCCAAAGTCATAAGACATTAGAAATATACTTTTAATACAATAGGAGTATCTTGAGCTTCAGTCTTAATAACCTTCTGAACCTTCTTTCCATTTATAGTCCAGTCATTTGTTATATTAGAATAGTCACTCTTATACGCTATAGTTGCTATTCCTGACACTTTATTCCATAAAGAGGAATCTATACCACTGTATTCAAGTTCAGCTGTTGTAGGTGCTTTAATGTAAGCCTTATCGCTATACGTTGTATTAACGATTGCATATCCTCCAGCAATAGCAGGATTATATACAGTATCTTTAACAGACTTAATCAAAGTAACTGCATTTCCATACTTTACTAGAAGCTGTACTGATGTAGCTTGTAGGTTAGTAGCCAATGACATTATGCACGCTCTAATGTAGCTTGTCTGAATCCACCGTTGCTTAGTATTGCTCCGTATGACTTCAAGCATGATTGAACTGATGCTGGGAATGGATTAGTTTCTCTACTAGATAGTTGCTTGGATGAAGCATTAGCTCCATGAATGTAAGTAACTTCTAGATCACCAACCTTCTCTTTGGCTATAAGCCCAGTCTGAGGATTGATTTCAGAACTTAATCCATATGCTAAATCGTGTATAGCCATCAATGCACAAGACTTAGGTAAGCAGCTATCTGCTGCTAAATATTTTGCTTCATCTAAGTAGCCAGTTGGGTTTGAGTAATCATAGGATACTGAGTTTAGTATTCTAGTAGTTGCTATACGTAGATAGATTTCTTTATTTGCAGATGTTAATGCAGACCACAATGATGACTGTAGGCTATTGGCTGTTATGATTGCTGTAGCATCTGCCTCCGATATTAATGAATCGTACCCAGTTGCAGGATAAATAACTAGTGCCATTGATTATTCCTTATAGAAAAATATTCATAGCCTCCTAAGAGACTACTTTATTCTGCTTTTTTGGTAAAGGCTTATCTTCTTTACTAGAAATAGGACTAACTTCAATACCAGCATCTTTGTATGCAGATTCAATTTTACTATCATCTGTATAGACTTTTGTAACACCTTTTTCAACTCCTGAGAATCTAAACGGTTCAACGTATTGACCACTTAGACTATCAACCTCTTTGTTAGAGTAGATGATAGTCATAGTTTATTACGCTACGAAAAGAATAACGCCAGCAGTTGACTTGACGTTAGTTGCTTTCTTTTCCCAGTTAGCAGCAGTACCTACAGCAGCGATAGTTGGGTTTGTTCCACTAGCAGCTTTCCAGCTATAGCCTTTTACGTTAAGAGCATAAGAACCCTCAGCTTGGATACGATACTTAATGTTCTCTCCACCAGATACCATTTCACTCATAAAGTCACGAGACTCTGATTCAATGATACTGACAGCATCCATAGTAAGACCAAGAACAGCAGTTCCAGCTTCTGCACCAACTGTCATTGCAAGACCAGCAGCATCAGTTACGAATACAGGACGACCAAGACTACCAGTAGCACCTTCATAGATAGCACCATAAGCAACAGAAGAAGAAGTAGAAGCAATTGCACTACCAACCAAATCATTATATGTAGCACCATTCATTACGAAAGATACGATTGAATCTTGAGCATCACCAAATGTTTTCAATGAGCTATTCAACAATGTAGGAGTAATTGTAGCGATACCATCACCAGTAACATATCCACCAGCTTGAATAGAAGCACGTACAGCTGCAATACCAGCGTTTAGAGCATAAGAAATGATACCCTTACCAATTTGCTCACCAATAGCAGCTGAGAATGCACCAGCATCAGTACCATAACGTTTTGCATCTACTGATTTAAACTCAATAGCACCAGTTCCCCAGTAAACCTTAATCGTATTCTCATCACGTGAGTCAACAGTTTTAACAGCAGCAGCTGCATCTGAAGCAATATCTCTACGAGCGATAAGTGAAGCAATTTCTGCCAACATAGAAGTTTCAAGCATATCACCTGAAATCATTTGAGTACCTAGTGTAATAGCTCCACGAGTACCAGCTGTGAATGCGTCAACATTCTGCATAATAGTTTCTGTAGCAACCGTGTGTACGATTTCATTATCAATTTTAAGTGCCATTGTTTATCCTTTTGTTATTTTGGTAACTTCAAATACGCATTCTGACCATGTTCAGTAATAAACTTAGCCTTATCCGCATTTGTCATTGACCCTCTGCTTAAAGTCTGTGTAGACCCACCTTTTGTTCCTTGAGTACCAGAACCAGACTTTGGCTTGGTCTCAACAAACAAGAACTTAAACCCTTCAGATTCTTTCAACTGATTATACTTATCAGCAAGAGTCATTGGAGTACCATCTGTATTTCTGACAGTAGTTCCATCATTTGCTTTGAAAACTAGATTGCCATTATCAAAAACAGCATTCTGAGTAACTTCAGCCAATAGAATATCGTAAGCCTTCTGTCCGTTAGCGTCCTTAGCAGCACCAAGCTCATTTAACGATCTTTCAATCTTACCCATATTTACAGTTTGCTCATACTTTGAAGATAGACCAGTCTTCTCTTCCTGTAATGCAGCAATCATCTGTTCAAGCTTTGACTTTTCAGCCTCAAACTCAGGAGTTCCTTGCTTGGCTTTACTCTGTAGTGCTTTTTCAAGAGCATCTTCAGTAAGTTCTTCAAGACCAAGTTTAGCCTTTACAAGTTCAGCTTGTCTATCACGCTTCGAGATTGTACCTTGAAGTTCTTTTTCTAAGTAGCCGATTCTATCCAGATTCGCACTCATTGAACTACCTATGCCTTTTACGGCACTCAACAACTCTTCGTTACCACTTTCTTCTGCAAACTTTTTTACTACATCTAAAGACATCTCCATGTCCTCCTTCAAATTTTAGCTGGTATCCACCTTTGCTGTGGAAATTATATCACATTTGTTCTGCACTGCTCTTTACCGATAGCATCTTATTGTCAATAGCAGTCTTTGACTCTTCGCTCATATTCTTTGGTTCAGGAGTAAAATTATCCTGTCCAATACGCTTTAGTTCATCTTCGACTGAACCAATATCTACCACTTCATAACTATCAAGCGAGTTTAGGAATGTTTCAATTGACAAAGCCCCGCCCATGTAGATTTCCCAAAGTAGTCGCAAGTCATCATTAGCACTTGTAATAGCATTGAAATCTTGGTTAACAATAACTCTAGCTGTTTCAGGCATTGGTTCATTAGCCATATCAGCCAACATGATTACTGCTTTATTTAATGCAATCTCAACTACGTTAGCAATAACCGTAACACGATTAGATGACTCAGCTGCTTCATAGAATGCTTGAGTGGCTGTTTTAACGGTTGTATTATCGCTTGTGGCTGCACGAATTACACCAGAGGTAATATCTTCTTCAATTACAGATAAATCATCTTGTAGAGCTTTTATTGAACTACCACTTAGTTCTCTCCACTCAAAGTCACCTTCTTGCTTAGAACCAGTGAATACAAATGCTTCATCTACCCCAATAACAAATACAGGCTTAGTTCCATCTCCGTTATTCTCATCAGCTCCCCATATAACTGGAATTGGTATAGCAGCCATATCAAGGTACTTGTCTTTAAAGCTTGTTCTATTCATGTGCTTAACAGTAAGTTTTGCAATATCATATAAAGGAGGTAATTCACTAATATCCAAAGCTACAATTGGGATATAGTCATACTCTGTATCTATTGTTTTGACTAAACCGTATTCACCATTTTCATTCTTTGAGTAAATATCAACATTTCCATCTTCTTTATATACTCTCCACTGCTCAACTACTTCTATTCCAAACTCACCGCTTGGCTGTTCAATTACTTCATGCACGACAACCATGGTGTACTTGCCAGTAGAGTCTTTTCTCCAGTTAATTACGCTATTACGTTCAATAATAGCTAGATATGGATTTCCCCCTCCAATTGGAGTATCAGCTGCAATAAAACATTTACCATCACGTATCAGTGTAGTAGTTAAATCTCTTGAGAATTTATTGATAGTATTCTTAGTATCAACATTCTTAAATACAGCATTTACGCTCTTTCCAAAACCAACCGTATCAATAGGCTTTCTGAATATCATACCAACAAATGCTTCAGCAGCTCTCTTAACAAAGTTCTTTAGTGTAGCAGCATCTCTTCTTGTAATATAAGATTCATCATTTTCCCTAGGAGCTTGCTTGACATACTTCTTAGCCGTATCAATACCATCGAATATATCTTTTACATACTTAACTTGCTCAGCTGAAAGCAAATAGTCAGGATGCTTAAAATCTACGTTATCTTTCTGTTCTTTATATAGAGCCATTATGTGTCCTTTTTAAACAAAGTAAACGTGATTTCAGAGGTTTACCATAGTAGTGAAATTATAACCTAAATGTTTTTACCTTAGTTGTAGCCTTATTTACGCCATATTTACGAACTATTAGGTAGCCTAGAGCATCAAGCATATGGTCAACATTGTTTGCCTTTCTAGGGTTGCCATTATCATCATAAGCTTGTTCATTCAAGTTATCAACCAACTCTTTGCAAACGTGAGTATTGATAAATAGCCTTCTTGTACCAATAGAATTACAAAACATAGTGTTTACAGCAATAATTCTATCCTTAACAGCACCATTCTTCAGTGGAGCATTGATTGTAAACCCAGCTTCTCTTAGCAATACAATATCAGACTTAGATGCATCAACTGTCTTCCTTGAGTTACCACTAGCATCTGGATATACAGTTATTGGATGATGACCATATCTTCTATTTATTTCAACTATCATAGATGGAGTATCCCTTTGGTTTGTAATCTCATCTACTATATACATATTATCATCCCTGTGAACACCCACTACAGCACTCATATGACCTATGTTGAAGTCTAATCCAACATGAACTCTCTCTGCATTGTTAAATGGTCTATAAGAACCATCTAATGAGAGGTCTGTATGATTTAGCTTGTTATCAAAGTCAACATACACTTGTCCAGACTCAAGGTTAACAAACTCACCATTAAGATATGCTCTAATCAAATCTTTTGGATAAGAAGCCTCTAGTGAACGTATGTACTCAGGTGGTAGATAAGGATTATCATAAGTAGAGCCTTTAATTAATTCATAGTCAGAGAAACCAAGCTCTTCAATGTCTTTAATCCTTTGTTTTTCCCATCTCTGATAAGTAAATCTAAATCCTTCTGGAGTAGTATATGCTGATACAGTATTTGTACCATTATCAGGCAATCTCTTACGATTACGAGAGATAATCTTTACCCAAGCATCAGAAGCCTTATCAGCATCTAGCGTATCTAATTCATCTGCATGACTATGATGTACTTCATAACCGATAATACGGCTAGGATTCTCTAATGAACGAAATATTATCTGTCCTACTGATTCAATATCAATAGTACCTTCAGACTTATTCAATCTATACTTCAATCCAGCATTAGCTAATATCTCTTCGAATCTAGGATACATAATCCTCTTAATAAGGTCAACTGTTGGCTCATATACAGCAATATAAGCATACTCATTAATCTCAAATAACTGCTTCAATACTTTCATAATCAAACTTTCCGATTTCCCACTTCCGAAGCCCGCAACCAAGGCTGGATACATAGCTTGTGAGTATATAATCTTATGCTGATGAGGCAATACTTTCTTTTGTAGCTTAGCCATTAGGTTGTACTGTTCCATTTCTACAAGCTACTACTATCTGATATACATATCTACTAGCCATACCTGTTGTGATATTTAGCTTACTCTTAGTGAAATTAACAGCTTGAGCTACATACTTCTTAACCATCTCATTATCACTAAAATCTACTTGACTAAACTCAACCATAATAGCATCATATACTTCTCTATTTGTCATGCAATAATCCTTTTCTTAATTGATTTATATTCATCTGTACTATCACTCATCTGAGCCATAGCAGCAGTTATAATGAGTATATCTATTGTTCCATATACACTCTTCAAGTTATTAGCACTCTGTATCTTCTTTAGTGTTCTATATGTCTCTGGATGAATCTTAATAGACTTTAACTCTGATAATTTCTTCTTACTCTTATCTTCATTATATTGAATAATCCTAGCAATATCATCAATCTTTATTGATTTTAGGTTCATTTCTTCTCTCCTTAATCCAAGCAATAAGCATCTTATCTAGTGCCTTATTATCCATCTCATTTATATACTTCTTAATGAACTCAAACTCATCTTCATCATATTCAAACATCATCCTAACACCAAAGGCTATGTTATATATTTCTTTTTCAGTCACATTCGTTCCTTTTACTAGTCACATTTGATTCCTTAAGTTCTTGTGATACAATTCTATCATAAAAAGGTGGTAATTATGTATGACACTCAAGATGAATCCAAGCAAGCAATAGATTTATTACGTTCTGGAAACATGGAACTAGCAGATAAACTAAAGACTCTTATCCATAAAGTAATAGACAAAGCTAATACACTAGTAGATGAAACAGAAAATGCTAATGAGCTTATGACACTTATGAGAACAGCAGAGATAGCAGCTAAATCAATGGGATTAGCACCTACAGAGTCAGTGTCAAACGTACAAATAAATGCTATATCAGGCTTCATATATGTACTAGATGATGATGAACCTACTAGGCAAGTAACTATAGATGAGATATACAAACCTCAGCTAGTTTAAGACTAGTTTAAGGTTACTTCCAAAATTGTTTGGCAGTTTGAAGGACGTCACCACTACTATACAACAATACCATAGGGGGATACCCCCCTTAATACAATCTAACAGATACCGTTTCTTATTGTAACTGAAGTAAATCAATTAGTATCAATACCACACCACTTCTTTTATATGAACATGTTATCATGTCGGCATCTAAAA